CTTCTATGACTAAACGCGATGCTATATCGGCAGGGGAATCAGCCCTTGCGATTAAAGGATATTGTCCGTAGTAAACAACCTCGACATCTAACCCGTTCCCGGGGGCGGCATCAAATGTTATGGTTGCATCGCCTTTATTCCAATAGCAATCCTTCCCTGTGTCTATACCTTTTATTCCAACTGTTTTGGCTACAGAATCAATCTCAACTGTAGGGGTAGAATTTATTGGATAGCCTACTGTAAAGGCTTTAATTACGGCATCCCCTGTAAAATGTTCTGTCTGCTCTGAAGTTAGACCCGTGCCACCTCTTATGTATTGCCTATTTCTATAAGCAGGATTGCCCTTTGATAGATGAGCCGAGCCGTCAACTATTTGAGTTGAAGTCAAAGCCCACGAAGCTAAATTAGTATCTCTCTGAATAAATTGAAGAGCCTTATCTTCATCTATATACCATGTAAATCCCGACAACTCTTTGAGAGCGTCAAAACATTGTGTCACAGAAACGTAATTGAATATCGCTTCTGTGATTGTCGGTCCTGTCTGAATAGTCCCTGCCGTTATCCCTTCGGCTGCTAGATAGTCGGTGATAATATCGGTTACGATATAAGATAATGTCTTATCGGTATAAGACTTGACTACGAGGCGCTTATCAGCTAAATAGTGATTGTCTTTACATTCTATCGTGTGGAGTAGTCCATCTCCGTCTCGTATCTCTTCGGGTGTTTCGATAAACCCTGCTAATAGTTTAGTTCCTGTAGGGGTAGCCGTCTCGCCATCGTAAATCTCTACTACCTGGCCTCTTTGATAACTTAAAGAAGCGTCAAGGTCTATGATAACAAAGGAAGCGGTAGAGCGTTCCTCTATCCGATTATCAATAGACAGACTACCAGCTAATAGGGTAACAAGGGTATCATCTATGAATACAGATACAGGTCTTGCCATTAGATTTTCACCCCTGTTTTAACCCTTATCTCATCTACCAAAGGTTGGCCGATGGCACGGGCGATTGTCTTCCCATCTAGCATGACAATGATATTAGCTGTCTGCCCGCTTGGTGTTACCCTCTCGCCGGCGTGAGCTACGGCGTAAGGTTTCATATCCGATAACCTGGTTAAAAGTGTATCCCCCAGAATGGGGCCTCCATGTTGATAACCCGGCAGTTTGCTTCCCCAAAAAGATTCGTAAGCGGCGGCATAGGCTCCCTTAGCTTCACTTCCCATATACCGAACGTAATCAGCAGCATTTTCAGCTGAACTAAATTCACTAGGGTGAGCATAGAGTGCCCCACCGCCAGCCTCTTCAAATCCCGCCAGACCACCAAATTCTCTTCCCCTGGCACCTCCCCCGCTATATCCCGTAATAATCCCACTAATTGTTGCGACTGCTCGTTGCGTTAATGATACTGCATTATCAAGTCCAGATTTAATCCCGTCACCAAAAGAGGCGAACAGTTCCTTCCCCGCAGTTGACAAATCATAATTAGCAAGATAGGTATCCAGTCCGTCAACCCAATTTTCTATGATTGAATGGCCGAAGATATTATCAAGAGTCTCTTTAATACCATTCCGGAGATTTTCCCATCCCTTTTTAATCCATTCCCAGGGATTAAGAGATTTAAGGAATTCCTTAATCTCTTCCCAGTGTCGGGCAATAAGAATAGGGATACCGACAGCAGGGAAGATAACGGCCAAAATCATATCCCAATGTTCTTTGAAAATTCCGACTATTGATTCCCAAAGATTAATAAAGAAATCCTTTATTCCCCCCCATATTTCTATTGCTTTAGCTGAAATAACATCCCAGTTCTTCCACAATAGAACACCAGCAGTTATTAAAGCCCCGATTGCTACAATTAAAATCCCTATGGGGTTAGCGGTCATGGCTGCATTTAACGCCCATTGAGCAACGGTAGATGCGATTGTGGCCACTTTATGCGCTACCAGGGCAATAGTGTGCGCCCCCATAGCGGATGAGGCAAATAATAACACTGGGCCAAGAGCTGTCATAGCTGCTAAAATGGGCTCTAAGGGTGTAAGAAAACTACCGGCCACAAGAGTCAATTCGGAGAATTTCTGTTTAACTTTCTCCATAAATCCGAATTGTTTATTCAGGGCCTCGGCGTGTTTATCCGTTAGCCCTGTCGCCTCGGTCATCTTGCCACGATATTTCTCTATTTCTTCGGCGGTAATACCAAGAGCTTCATTAAGAGTAACCGTCCCATCTTTAGCTTGAGTAACAGCAGTTCTAAATAATCTCGTAGCGGTAGCCCCGCCCTTGCCCTTAGATTCAAGGACTGCCATGATAGCTATCATATCATCAAGGGAGACATTTAGATTTTCCCCATACATAGCTACATAGTTCATCACCGAACCGAACTCGGATAGTTCGGTCGTGGTGTTTTTAGTAAGCCATGTGAATTTATCCAAATCCCTTGAGTTCTGGGGTATCTTTTCCCCCATAGCCTTTAGAGCGGGGATGAGAATATCAGCTACGACTTCAGCACTTGACCCCGTAGCATCTGCCAAAGCATCGAAAGCATTAGCTGCCTTCTGTAGTTCTTCGGTATTACGCACACCCGCACGCGTAAGAATATCAAACGTAGCAGCTACACTCTTAATTGGGAAAGTGACATTGGTTGTCGCTAGGGTTAAATTCCTTAGTTCTTTTGTAGTTATACCTAGAGTAATAGCGGTTGAGCCTAGAGTCGCATTGATATTTCTAGCATCAGAGGCAAACTTTAACCCCGCAACACCTACGGCAGTAAAGGCGGCTCCAATTATCTTGAGGCTAGTACTTGCCTTCTGGAGCTGTCCTTCAACACCTTCTATCTCTTGTCTAACTTTATCGCTACCCGCGAGACTCAACTGGCCTACAAGCTGGAATACATTCATTATTTTTTAGCCAACCTCTTTAACGTAGCAACATCTCTTGCCGTCATAGTGGGTTCATCAAAGTTTTTCTCTTTAAGCCCTAACGACTCCAGGTAAGCACCGAAGGTTTTATCCCCGCCAGCACCCATCTGAAAGCCTATAAAAGCAGCTTCAATCATGCGCTCTTTTGCCTCATCCCGTTTCACTTCTGACAGATATTTGATGAGTTGCGCAAAACGGACAAATGGCAGATTGTCTACTTCTTGGTCTCGCCAACCATACCGGTGCTGGATGAGGTCGTAGATTCTCTCGGTTTCCTCCCTCGCCGAGTAGCTAAACCGAAAAAATCCTTGAACTCACCCCTGTTAACAAGCTCTTTGATAATATCAATAGGGGTGGATATCGGCATCTCATCGAGTTCTTCAACGGACTTTCCTATCAGGTCAGCCAACCATGCATATATGTCGTCTGTCAAATCGGCTGCTACGATATGGAATATAGACAACCCGACAGACATGGGGTCACCCTTGCCGTTTAAAGCATGGGTTAAATCCCCTATTGAAGTAGACTTTAATTTGCCTAGAATGTGCGCCAGGGTTTTTACATCACGTGCTTTTAGTTCTCGTATCATACAATCTCCTTTTATTTGGTAGCGGGGGCGGGAGTCGAACCCGCTATCTCCAACTTATGAGGCTGGCGACTTACCGCTTGTCCTCCCCACATACTATTAGGTTACTGCTGTAAACGTGATTGACCAAGGTTCAGTTGGGGCTGGCTATTTAGGGTCGTCACCCAAAGCCTGCATTTAATTAAGCCGTTTGCTCTTTACGGCACCCCCACAGGCTTATCACCCAGGAGCTCCCGGGGCTTAAGTAACCTCTGTGAACGTGATTGACCAGGGTTCGGTTGTTAAGGTAGATGAATCATAGTGAGCATGGAACTTCAACTGCAAAACAACCTCGCCGGTATCCGGTAGAGTGAAAGTGACCGGCCCCTCTGCGAGACAGTTTGAAAGGGTTACCGTCATCAGGGAATTCTCCGTGATGGAAGTAATGCCCTTAATCTCCATTGCAAAGGTCACCTCGACATAAGAGGCTGCTACTATGTCCCCACCCGAAATGACATGAGATGATATTGCCGCCCCTGCCAATCCGTAGTAGATGGCCTCCTCGACACCTTCCAGGAGATTAACGGTTACGGTTGCCTCCGAAGATTCCAGATAACGGAATCCCTTGACCTTCCCCTTTGCTCCATCGGGCCTGATATCCCTGAATGTTCTATTTATCTCGAGGACATTCCCGCCCTTTGTAGCCCATGAAGAACCACCTATTGTGACCTTCCCGGGCCCCATCATTACCCGTTCATAAGTCGAGCTGGTAACGCCATTTTGATTAGTCATTTTGACCTCCCTACCGATTTAATATGTAAACAGTCTCCGTTTGTCTCCACAATGAAACTGAAAAAAGAATTGAGATATGCCAAATATCCGGTGTGCTTTCTGGAATGAACCCGTCCGATAGTTTCTCTACATAGCAATTCTTGACCTCCGTTGTGTTGAATAAGAGCTGGTCTAATAGTTCTACTATCCTTTTACGAATGGAAATTACCTCAGTTGCCGTTGTGGAATATGACCATATATCTATCGTGTAAGTTCCCATTTCCTCCGGCCAGATACCGCGTTTCCTTAAATCTATTCTATGGACCAAATAGGGCAAGACCGCATCCGTCTTTGCCCAAACAAGATAGCATCTGACGGTTCCTCCCATATTAGTTTTAAGGGTAGTGTCAGCCGTCAGCCTGTTGTAGAAATAGGTTATAATTGACTCTTGGGTATCAGTGGTCATGTTTTATCCTCTAAGGGCTTAGATTTTGATTGTAGTGCGCCTCATGTATGCTGGAACCATTGGCAGATAAAGGTTTCCTTAATATCCCCTTGACAAATAATAGCGGATAATTTATAATAGACATGGAGGTAGAATATGAAACTAATTGATTATGTTATAAAGGCCACAAATAAGAATTTATGCCTTCATTGCCTGCCCAATGTCGGGATGGGCGATGAGAAGAATGAGAAGAATTGGCTAATATGCCGAAAGGAACAGTTTACAGTTCAAGTCAATGAAAATACAGCGCCTTGCACTATTGGGGATTGGGAACGATGCCCACTTAAAACCATTGACGGATGAAGATTTCTTTAATATCCCCTTCCCGTTTTTCAAAGGAAGGCCTTAACCAGGGACGAGGAGCCATGTTCTTGGTCCCAAACTCTGTCATCTTACCCTGTATCTTGTCAGTCCCTACTCTACCCACTATGTCTCTGCCTTGCCCTTCAACCTCGGTAGATATGGACTGTCTTAATTCGCCCGTAGCCTGAGCAGGCGATTCACCTGGTGCTGAAGCCGTATAGGTCTTTTGAGTGCCAGGGACTTTGTAGGTTCTGCCGGAACGTGAGCCTGACAGCGTTTCTAATACCTGATTTCTCACAGTATTAACCGCCTCATTCATTCTGGCTTTGGCAGTCTCGTCTATCTTACCCATGACTTGTTCCAGGTTAGATACAAAAGTTATCTCTATGCCCATTAAATCTCGCTTACCACAAACTAAAGTTCCTTGCAAGGAATAACTAATGTATTATCAATATCCATTGGGGGAGATGATGGCTCCAATGTTTTGCTCCCCCACTTAAAACGATAATCAGCTAAATTTATAGTTATATCATTTGCCGTAACGTCACCGGCGTTTGAAACTTGAAGTGGAGCAGTCGCAAAAGTTGCCGCTCCTGACCACAGATTTCCCGTAGAATCAACATGAAAAGAC